TGGTGCATGGCGAAGGCCCGATTCGCCGTCCTCTTCGGCGAGCGCTTCACCCGGGCAATCGCCTGAATATGTTCAACCGCCCGCCCGCACACGAAATTCCCGACAGTCCCAAATCCAGGGCATCCGCGACTTCGGCTCGGAAAGCGCCACCCAGCAGATCCAGAGCGAGGTCGCCCGCAAGCTCGGCCGTCTGCGCCAGGATGCCGAGGCGACGTTCGAGTATCACCTGCTGAACGGCATTCAGGGCATCGTGAAGGACCCCAAGGACGGCGCGACGGTGATCAACTACTTCACCGAGTTCGCGATCACCCCGGCGGCAGAGATCGACTTCGATCTCGACAACGCCACGCCCGCCTCGGGGGCGCTCAGAAAACTCAGCCAGGCGCTGATCGAGAGCGTCGAGGACAGCATGGGCGGGCTTGCCGCCGGGGCCGTGCAGGTCCGCGCCGAATGCGGCTCGGCCTTCTTCGCCGATCTCGTCGCCCACAAGGAGGTGCGCGAGACCTACCTCAACACCGCCGCGGCGGCCGATCTCCGGGGCCGCGTGGCCGACGAGGTCAGTTTCGGCGGCATCACCTTCCGCCGCTACCGCGGCGGCGCGGGCTTCGGCGTGCCGACCGACAAGGCCTTCTTCTATCCCGAAGGCGTCGAGGGGCTCTTCGAGATCTACCACGCCCCCGCCGACACCTTCGAGACGGTCAACACGCTGGGCCTGCCGCTCTACGCCCGCACCATCCCCGACCGGGACCGCGACGAATGGGTGCGCCTCGAGATCGAGAGCAATCCGCTGCCGATCTGCACCCGCCCGCAGGTGCTGCGACAGGCAAGGCGGACGTGATGACAGCCTTCGCCGTCGCCATCGATGCGCTCTTCGCGGACGGGCATCTCGGCCGGGACGTCGTCTACACCGCCGATGGCGGCGCCCCGGCGCTCGTCCGCGCGATCCTGCGGCGGCCCGACGACGTCACCGGCTTCGGCGATGCGCGGCTCTGGTCCGAAACCACCCGGATCGACCTGCGTGTCGCCGAGGTAGCGAACCCGCGCCCCGGCGACCGGATCGAGATCGACGGTGACGCGTTCCTCATTCAGGGCGAGCCCGTCCGCGACCGCGAGCGGCTGGTCTGGACCGTCGATTTGAGGCCCGCGTAATGGCGATGAAGCTGAAGCTCGACATCGATCCCGACATCGTCGCGATGATGGCGGCCGAGGTCGCAGCCGGGGAACGCGCGATGACGGCTGCCATGCGCGAGGCCGGGACCGGGCTGAAGTCGGCGTGGCGGTTGCAGATCACCGGCGCGGGGCTTGGTACACGACTCGCCAACTCGATCCGGAGCCAGAACTTCCCGAAGTCTGGCGAGAGCCTGGACGTCGCCGCGCTGGTATGGTCCAAGGCTCCGGTCATCGTCGGCGCCCACGACACCGGCCCGCTGATCCGGTCCAGGAACGGTTTCTGGCTGGCGATCCCGCTGCCCGCCGCAGGCAAGTCCCTGCGCGGCGGCCGGATCACCCCCGGTGAATGGGAGCACCGCCGTGGCCTGCGCCTGCGCTTCGTCTATCGCCGGGCCGGGCCGAGCCTGCTGGTCGCCGAGGGGCGACTGAACACCAAGGGTCAGGCGGTGGTGTCGCGCTCGAAGACCGGACGCGGCAAGATCACCGCGCCGATCTTCCTGCTGGTGCCGCAGGTCAAGTTGCCGAAGCGGCTGGACCTCGCACGGGATGCGGAGCGGGCGCATGAGGCCGTGCCGGGGCTGATCGTGTCGAATTGGGTCGAAACCCGGTTCTGACAGAAGTCGTCGACATGCCGGGTGTATTGGCATATATTGCCAATGAGCTACACGGAGATGACGATGGCCACCCGAAACGTTGTGCTGACCGACACCCAATCCGACCTTGTCGACCGACTGGTCGCATCGGGGCGCTACCAGAATGCTTCGGAGGCCCTGCGGGCCGGACTGCGGCTGCTCGAACGCGAGGAAAGCGAGTTGGGCGAGCTGCGCGCCCGTGTCGGTGCCAGTCTCGACGAAGCGCGCCGGGGCGATCTGGCCGAGGGCTCGGGCGAGGACGCCATCCGTCGCGTCTTCTCGCGCGCCCGGACAGGGTCTTGACGGCGAAACCGTGGCGGCTGACGCGGACGGCCGAAGCGTCCCTGTTCGACATCGCCCGCTGGACCCATGAGACCTTCGGCCCGCGGCAGGCGAGAGCCTATGAAGAGGATCTGATCGCCGCCTGCCGCGACATCGCGACGGGCACAGCCCTTTCGCAGGACTGTCGGCGGCTCATCGACCCGGACTTGACCGAGGATCTGCGCTTCGCGCGCGCGGGCCAGCATTTCGTCATCTTCATCGAGGATGCCGAGCAGGTGATCATCATCGATTTCCTGCACAACCGCTCCGACCTGCCACGACGGCTGGCGAACCTGCCAGCCTTAAAAACCGACAGGGATCACTGAAGCCGGGCCGGTCCCGGAGAACCGGGATCGCACCATGACCACCCCCCGCGAAGCCATCCTCGCCGCGCTGCATGCGCGGCTTTCGGCGCTGCCCGCCACCGCCCTGCGCGGTGAAGTGCTGCCCGAGCGTGTCCCGACCGATGGCCTGCTGATCCTGCGCGACGGCGAGCCGGGGGAACCGGAGGTGACGCTGTCGCCCCTGCGCTACCACTACCAGCACCGCGCCGAGATCGAGGCGATCGTGCAGGGCGCCGACCGTGACGCCGACTTCGACATGCTGTGCGCCAGCATCGGGGCCGCGCTCGCCGCCAACCGCACGCTTGGCGGACTCTGCGACTGGGTCGAGGCGGAGGCGCCGCGTCCGGTGGACTTGGCCGTAGAGGGCGCCGCCAGCCTGAAAGCAGCCGTCATCCCGATCGTCCTGCACTATTCCACGGCCGATCCATTGGCCTGACCCCACCGACCACAGGAGTTGAGACATGGCACGAGCCCAGGGGGCGCGGGCGCAGATGGCGCTTGCGTTCGAGACGACCTATGGCACGCCGCCCGCCAGCGGCTTCACCCGCATGCCCTTCGCCAGCACGTCGCTGGGGGCGGAGCAGCCGCTGCTGAACTCGGAGCTCTTGGGCTACGGGCGCGATCCGCTGGCGCCGATCAAGGACGCGGTGACGGCCGACGGCGATGTCGTCGTGCCGCTCGACGCCGAGACCTTCGGCTTCTGGTTGAAGGCGGCGTTCGGCGCACCCGCGACGACGGGCACCGCGCCGGGGCCGTTCACCCACGAATTCCAGTCCGGCGCATGGACGCTGCCCAGCCTGTCGATCGAGACCGGCATGCCCGAGGTGCCGCGTTTTGCGATGTATTCCGGCTGTGTGCTCGACCAGATCACCTGGCAGATGCAGCGCTCGGGGCTCCTGACCGCAACCGCGCGCCTCGTGGCGCAGGGCGAGACTGTGGGCACTACCACCAGCGCCGGAACGCCCGCCGCGCTCGAGTTGAAACGCTTCGGCCATTTCAACGGGGCGATCATGCGCAACGGATCGGCGCTCGGCAACGTGGTCTCGGCCGAGATCACCTACGCCAACAACCTCGATCGGATCGAGACCATCCGGAGCGATGGCCGCATCGACGGCGCGGACCCCTCCATCGCGGCGCTGACCGGCCGGATCGAGGTGCGCTTCGCCGACAGCACGCTGGTGGCCCAAGCGATCAACGGCGATCCGGCCGAGATCGAATTCGCCTATGCCCTTCCCTCCGGCGAGAGTTTCGCCTTCACCGTGCACGCCGTCTACCTGCCGCGCCCGCGCATCGAGATTTCCGGACCACAGGGCGTGCAGGCGACCTTCGACTGGCAGGCGGCGCGCGACAGCACCGTCGGCCGGATGTGCACGGCAACCCTCGTGAATGATGTGGAGACGTATTAATGCTGACGCTCGATCTGACGAATGCGCCGCGCTGGCACGACCTCGCGCCCGGCGTGCGGGTGCAGCTCCGCCCGCTCACCACCGCGCTGATGGTGGCGACGCGCAGCGATCCCGTGTTGGAAGGACTGCCCGAGGACGCCTCCGACGAGGAACGCGCCGTCGCCTTCGCCAAGGCGCTGGCGCGCCGCGCGGTGCTCGCCTGGGAGGGCATCGGCGACGCCGAGGGCGCGCCCATCGATCCGAGCCCCGAGGCCGTCGACGCGCTGCTCGACGTCTGGCCGATCTTCGAGGCCTTCCAGCTGACCTACGTCTCGAAGGGCCTGCTGCTGGAACAGGAAAAAAACGCCTCCGCGCCCTTGCCGAGTGGTCCTTCGGCGGGGGCGACCGATACTGCGAGGGTTGCGAACCCTGCGGAGCCTGCCAAGGGCCGTGCCCGGACTGCCCGGCGCGGTTGAACCGGCCGCTCACGCCGGAGGGTTGGCAGGTCTGGGACCTCGTCGGCCGCCTCGGCGGCCAGCTGCGCGTGCTGCCGGGCGCGGTGATCGGTTGGGACATGTCGGCGGCGCTCGCGCTCGGTGACGCGCTCGGCGTGCCGCCGCTCGCCATGGCCGAACTGCTGCCCGTGATCGAGGCGGTGATGGTCGCCAAGCTCAACGAACAGATGGATCACTCCCATGGCTGAGAAGAGGGTCAGCGTCCGCCTCGCGGCCGTGGGCGGACGGCAGGTGCGCGCCGAGCTGGAAGGTGTCGGCGAGGCTGGGTCGCGCGGCTTCGGACGGCTGAGCCGTGAGATGGAGGCGGCGAACGCCCGGCTTGCGGCCTTCTCGCGGCGGGTCCGTGTCGCGGCCGCTGCCGCCGTGGCCGCCGCTGCCGCCGCTGGTGTGGCGATGGTCCGGTCGGGACTTCAGACGGTCGATGCGCAGGCCAAGCTCGCGCAGTCCCTCGGGACCACCGTCGCCTCGATCCAGACGCTGGAGCGCGCGGGCGAACTGGCGGGCGTGTCGATGTCCGGTATCGAGCAGGCGACGAAGGATCTGACGCGCCGTCTCAGCCAGGCCGCCGCCGGGACCGGTCCCGCCGCCGATGCGCTGGACCGGCTCGGGCTTTCGGCCAACGAGCTGATCGCGCTGCCGCTGAACCAGCGCGTGGGCGCGATCAACGCCGCCATCGAGAACTTCGTGCCCGCCGCAGAGCGCGCGGCGGTGGCGGGCCAGCTCTTCGGCGAGGAAGGCTCCATCGCCATTTCGCGGATCGACACCGCGACGCTGCGCCAGGCGACGGAGGATGTGCTTGCCTTCGGGGTGGTCGTCTCCGAGCAGGATGCCGACCAGATCGAGCGGACGAACGATGCGATCTCCCGGCTTGGGCTGATCTGGCGCGGGCTCTCGAACCAGCTGGCGGTTGCAGCGGCACCGGCGCTCGAGGCGGTGGCCAACGCCATGGCGGCCTTGGCGAGCCGTTCCGGGCCGCTCGGCATCGCCATTCGCGGCCTCTTCGACAACATCGGCCGACTGACCGCCATTGCCGCCACCTTCGCCGCCTTCCTCGCCGGGCGCTGGATCGCCGGGATGGCCGCTGCGGCCCTCTCGGTGCGCGGCCTCGCCACGGCGCTCGTTCTCCTGCGCGGCGCGCTGATCCGCACCGGCATCGGAGCGCTGATCGTCGGCGCGGGCGAGCTTGTCTTTCAGTTCACCCGCCTGGTGTCCGGCGCGGGCGGGTTCGGCGAAGCGATGTCGCTCCTGAAGGACGTCGCCGTCGAGGTCTGGCAGCGGATCAAGCTGGGCGCGGCGGCGGCGGGGGCCGCGGCCACGGCGATGTTCCTCGATCTGAAGGCCGATGCGGCGTCGGCCATGCAGAGCGCCATCGAGAGCGTGGTGGGTTTCGGCAACACCGCCGCGAACACGTTCGAGGGCGCCTTTGAGGCGATCAAGGCGATCTGGGGCCTGCTGCCCGCCGCCATCGGCGATCTGGCGTTTCAGGCGGCGAACAGCCTGGTCGATGGCGTCGAGGCGATGCTGAATGGCGTGGTCTCGCGCATCAATGGCTTCATCGGCGGGATCAACGCCGGCCTCGAAGCGCTCGGCTCGGAGCGGCGCATCTCGCTGGTGCCCGACCTCGACCTCGGCGAGATCGAGAACCGTTTTGAGGGCGCGGCCAGTGCTGCCACCACTGCCGCACAGGCGGCATTCAACCGGGCCTTCGAGGACAACCCGCTGATGGCCCCCGATTTCGGTCTCACCGAGGCGGCAAACCGGGCGCTGGAGTCCGCGAACGTCTATCGCGGGGCCGCGCGCGATCTGGCCGACGGAGCCCGCGCCCCGCTGGAAAGCTGGCAGGCGCTACGCGATGCTGTGCGCGGCAGCGATCAGGATGGCGCCGACGCGCTGACCGAGGCCACCGGCGCGGCCGAGCGGCTGGAGACGGCGCTTGGTGAAGCCGGACGCGCCGCCACGGGTGCCGGTGCGGCCGCCAAGCCTGCGACGGAGGCCGCCGTCACCGGCTGGCAGGCGGTCACGGCGGCGCTGTCGGATTACGCGAGCCGCGCACGCGAGATCGGCGGCGATATCGGCCAGAGCCTTGTCGGCGCCTTCCAATCGGCCGAGAGCGCGGTGGGCGAGTTCGTGAAGACCGGCAAGCTGAAATTCCGCGATCTCGTCACCTCGCTGCTGGCCGATCTCGCCCAGCTGGCGGCGCGGCGCTTCATCCTCGGGCCGATCGCCAACGCGCTCTCCGGCGCGCTTGGTGGCGCGGGCGGCGCGGGAGGGATCTTCGCCAACGTTCTGCATGCGGGCGGGATGGTCGGATCGGCCGGGCCTTCGCGTATGGTTCCTGCCATGGCCTTCGCCGCTGCGCCCCGGATGCATGGCGGCGGCATGGCCGGGCTTCGCCATGATGAGGTGCCCGCGATCCTGCAGCGGGGCGAGCGTGTGCTGTCCCGCCGCGAGGCGCAGAGCTACGGCGCGGGCAGCGCGGTCAACGTCACCATCATGGCCCGCGACGCAGAAAGCTTCCGCCAGTCCCGCACCCAGGTCGCGGCCGACATCGCCCGCGCCGTATCGCTCGGGCGGAGGGGCATGTGATGTTCCACGAGGTCCGGTTCCCCGACAACATCAGCCGGGGCGCGCGCGGCGGGCCGGAGCGGCGCACGCAGATCGTTGAACTGGCCTCGGGCGACGAGGAGCGCAACGCCAGCTGGGCCAATTCGCGCCGCCGCTACGACGTCGCCTATGGCATCCGCCGCGCCGACGATCTGGCGGCGGTGGTCGCCTTCTTCGAGGCGCGGAACGGTCGCCTTCATGGCTTCCGCTTCAAGGATTGGGGCGACCACAAGTCCTGCCTGCCGTCGGGCACGCCATCGCCCACCGACCAGGAGATCGGCACCGGCGACGGCGCGACGACCGCTTTCCAGCTGGTCAAGCGCTACGCCTCGGGCGCGCAATCCTGGACGCGCGCTATCGCCAAGCCGGTGGCGGGCACCGTGCGCATCGCCCTCGATGGCACCGAACAGGGCAGCGGCTGGACCGTCGACGCCACGACCGGTGTCGTCTCCTTCAGCGCCGCGCCGGGCGCTGGCGTCGCGATCACCGCGGGCTTCGCCTTCGACGTGCCCGTGCGCTTCGACACCGATGCGCTCGACGTGACGCTCGACCTCGAGCGGCTCGGCTCGATCACCTCCATTCCGCTTCTGGAGATCCGGCGATGAACAATGAGCCCGGCTTTGTCGCGGCTGTCCTGCGCGACCTCGCGGCTTCGACGGCGGTGATCCTCGCCGCCTGGGGCGCGCTTGGCGGCGCCACCAACGCGCTGACCACGAAGATGCGGCTGCGCGATGCGCTGCGCCACATCCTGCTCGGCGGGCTGATCGCGGCCGGGATGGGCAGCCTGTCGATGGCCGCCATCACCAGATGGATGGGTCTGCCGCCCGAGGCGATCCCGGCGGGTGGCGCGGCAGGCTCGGCCGCCTATCTCGTCGGCGTCTTCGGGCCCGCGTTCATCGAAGTCGCGCTCGCCCGCCTGCGCCGCGCGAAGGAAGGCGGCGGCGATGAATGAGCTTCTCCGCCTCGCGCGCGCGCTCCGCTGCGAGCCTGTCAATGCCCGTCAGGCCTTCGCCCACCGGCTGCGCATCGGCCTCGCTGTCGCCGCGCTGATCCTGATCCTCTCGTTCATCGGATAATTCCATGCAGATGACAGACCGGGGCCTGCTGGCCCTCGTCCGGCACGAGGGTCTCGTGCCCGGACCCTATCTCGATGCGAAGGCCGTCTGGACCTTCGGCATCGGCCACACCGCCGCGGCGGGGTCACCCGATCCGGCCACCATGCCGCGCGGCATGCCCGCCGATCTCGACGCGCGCGTCCGCGAAGCGTTCCGGCTCTTCCGCGCCGATCTCGCGCGCTATGAGACGGAAGTGCTGCGCGCGCTGACGGTGCCGCTCGAGCCGCACGAGTTCGATGCGCTGGTCAGCTTTCACTACAACACCGGCGGCGCCGCCAAGGCTGCGCTGACCCGGCACCTCAATGCCGCCAATCGCGTTGCAGCCGCCGACGCGTTTCTGAACTGGCGGCGACCGGCTTCGATCCTTCCGCGCCGCGAGGCCGAGCGCGACCTGTTCCGCCATGGCCGCTATCCCGGCGGCAAAATCCCGGTCTGGTCCGTAGATCGTGCAGGCCGCGTGGATTTTTCGCGGCCGGTCCGTCGCCTGAACGAGGATGAGGCTCTGGCCCTGGCTCGCGGGCCGTCGCCGGCGTTACCGGTCCTGAAACCTGCGCCCCACGCGCCGACCGACTGGCTCGCCCGGCTGGCGGCGCTCTTCTCTACCCTGATCCGGAGGGCCTGATCCCCATGCGTTACGTTCGCCCCAATTCCCTCACCTGGTGGGCGGGATGCCTCGCCATGCTTACCGGCATCGCCGCTCTCGCGCTGCCCGCCACCGGGCCGCTCGGGGAACTGTCCCGGCTCGTCGCGCTGCTCGCCGGCTCTGGCGATGCCTCGCCCGCGGGGCTGATGTTCCTCGGTCTGGGCCTGATCGGCCTGCGCGACCGGATCGAGCGTGGGTTCCGCGGTGATGCTTGAGTTTCTCGCAGGCCTGGTCGTGGGCGGTTTCATCGGCGTCCTCATGGTCGCCCTCTGCGTCGTTGCCGCGCGCGGGGAGCGGGGCGATGGCTGATCTCCTGATCTGGCTGATAGCAGTTCTGGGCGCGGTCGGAGGTGTCGTCCTCGGTCGGGTCTGGGGGCGCGCGGAAGGGGAGCGCGATGGCAAACGGGAGGCGGAACGCGATGCCATGGAAGACAAAAACAAGCGTATCGAGCGCGGGCGTGACGCAGTTCGCGATGGCCGCGGTGCTGGCGATCCTGCTGAGCGCCTGCGCGACAACGACGGTGCCTGGTGACGCGGGCTGCGCCTCCTATGCCGAGGCCCGGCTCGCCCGACCACCCGTCGAGACGGTCGCCGCCGTTCCGCAGCACTGGGCGAACTGGATCGCCGATCTCGACGTCCGCATGACGGGAACCTGCCGATGAAGACCTTAGATCCCGCCCTGCAAACCCATCTCGACGAGGGCACGACCACGCTCGCCTGGTGCTGGCGGATCACCCGCGCCGACGGGATCACCTTCGGTTTCACCGATCATGATCGCACGCTCAGCTTCGATGGCACCGATTTCGAGCCCGAGAGCGGGCTGACCGCCTCCGAGGTGCGTTCGGGCTCGGACCTCTCGGTCGATGCGCAGGACGCCGAAGGCGTGCTGACCTCCGATCGCATCACCGAGACCGATATCCTCGACGGCCGCTGGG